GTCATACCCCGCATCTTTGATTGCATTGCAAACAGTTACTCTGTCTGATTGTATAGCCTCTTTCATGTAAAACGCTATAACTTTTTCTAAATGATCTTTGAACGCTCTCGCTTGGTCGCGTATAGCGGGAGGAGCATTGTCTCCCACTTCAACTATTTTATTCACACATCTCTTTGCCACCTCTTCTGGTGTAAATCCTCGATTGTCTGTAGTATGTATCTCAACAATCGGCTCTTTCTTCATCTCCATAAGCATTATGTTCTGGGCCTTTCTGGTAGTCCTCTTCTATACGCATCAGCATTTTCACGAGCTTCTCCGTACTCTTTCAATCGTAATAACGACTCTACAAAACGATCATTATACATTTTCATAACATCTGGCTCACCCTTCATAAACGTGTACGCTTCTATCAAGCTACCATACAGCATAGCAAAAGGAGCATTAGTGCTTAACCAGGTGGTGCCAGAATCTGCCCCCGCAGTCAGACTATTAGGTCTGTAATAATAATGCAACTCTACAGAGTAAGCTTGATCGGGTGTGGGAGCTAAAATAAAATTATCTACATCGAAAATTGCATAATACTGAGGCAATCCAGTGGTGGATGCGTTAGGATTATACTCCTCTATGTAGTTAACGTCTTTCTGTAACAAAAAGCTTTTGTTGCTTGAACTTGTAACGGACAAACTAAAAGACGCTAAGTAATCACTAGGGACAGCAAGGAATCTATTGCTAGACGTAGTTGATGCCGTTACGTTCTTTCTAAAGAACTCTAGATCAACCGTCTTAAATATACGCTCTTCTGCTCCTTTTATAAAATCAGACAAGTGATTAGTAAATGTAGTCTCCGTGTTTTCCGTATAATCTTGAATAGCTGTCTTTAATGTTGCAAATGTAAAGCTCATGATGTCGTCACCGTAACTGATCCAACACTGGCTGTCATCTCAAAAGAATCCATCTTAAATCCTATAATCCCATCTCCAAAGTTTGTATAAACAACAAAAGCCGTTGTTTCTTGAGCGGTGTCTGGACGTGATATTCTCAAAGCTTGAGGATCAGCAATAATTCTAGAGGGATCTAATTGCGGATGTTTTGCTTCATACTCATCTCTTCCAACTAACGATCCGTTCCACTCCATACGCATGTCTCGTAACTTATATCGAAAACCAGATCGATCTGATATCCCGTAAGCTCTCTTGTTTGATGCGTATCTAGGCATTATGTAGACCTCAAGTATTGAATGCTAGGCTGTAGTTTAAGAGATACTCGATCTTCATCCTCGTCTGCTGCTCTCTGGAACTCCTCTTCGTACACCACTTTCAAAAGCTGTGTTCTTTCGGGTGCTCTCTTTAACGAGATGTAATACGCTAGACCCGCAACCATACAAGGTAAAAACCTAAACGGAGCGTCTGTTGTATTCTGTAACGTATCTGCATCTTGTATTCTGTTCACAAAATAATACACCAATGTAAAATCAGATGAGTCTGGTGTGGGCCATAAGTTTATGGTTGGAGTTATCTGTCGATCATAAAAGAACTGACTAGGACGACCCGTTGAGGTCTTGTTAGGAATATTTAGGTACTCACTCCTAGATATTCTTGTTATGGAAAAGTCAGTGCTGTTAGAGTCTCTAATCACCACGTCCAATAAATCTGTGAAGTTGCTAGTAAACGTATATGTGGCTGTTCCAGATGTAAGAGATTGTGTGGCTTGCGTTACAGTCCAAAGATTAAGACCTCTGTTTGCCCAATCAGCAAACATAAGATTCATAGATCGTCGTGCAGACTTAGCGTCATAGCCAGTGCGAACCTCTAATCCACACCGCTCATATGCCTCCTCTATGATCTCTGCTACGTCAAGATCAAAATCCCTTGAACTGGATGTTGCCATTTACTCGTCCTCTTCATTCGTTGCGTACATATTATCAAAAATTTGATTTACGTCCAATACATAATCCAAGTCAGACTTTGAGTAGTGAATGTGCTGAGTAGGTTTAAAATCTGGAGGACCTTCTCCAGTCTCAAACCATGCGGGATGTGTTACCCTTACACGATTATTAGGTAAAGCCACGATGTTACCAGTATAGTTTCCTGCTTCTAATAACTGTAGAACATGACTTTGTTTATGCTGTGCAGGGTCATCTGCTATCTCACTCTCCGTATAGTCCACAGTAAACAAATATTTAGCGGGAACAAAATCTGATCCTATCTTTGCTAACCAGGGACACGGTGTTGCCCTATCCAAAGTATATACTGCATGGTGATGTGAGGCACAATCCCAAGGCTGTGCTAGGTATGTAGGCATCGGCTCTGGAAACTCTTCAAAATCAAAGTCCCCCGCCAAGGCTGTTATAGGCATCCTCGCCCACATCGCTCCTCCATGTACATTCGGTTCGTTCTCGTCATCATCAACCTCACAACCCGTGAAGATGATTTGAAAACTTAGACATCTGTTCGGCATGGTTGTAACTGCAATCGCCATAGCGTGTAGAAATTCCCCATGATATTTCTCGTGATTGTGAGTATACTCTCTCCGCACCCAACACTTGAAGTGTGGGATGTTGCTTTGTAAATAAGCCATTCATTACTTCTTTTTCTTCGTCTTTGTTACGGTGAAACCGTTTTTCTTTAACAACGCCTTCGCTGCAGCTATAGTCATGGCTACACCACCGTTTTTCATCTTTTGCTTTATAGCACCGCCCTTACTTTTTTTAATAGTGCCGCCTTTGTATTTTTTAACCATTCCCATCTTTTTTCTTGGACTAATCATTTTGTTTTTCTCCTTCTTAATGATTGAACTCTTCTTGGTTTACCCGCAGGTTGACCAAGTCTCTTCTTCTGAGCTATCCGCTTTCTTTTTTCAGAAGCAGTCATCTCTGAAGCTGTTTTAGGGGTCTTCTTACTTATTCTTTTAGAGGGTCTACAGTATGGAGTGCCCCTCTTTTCCCCTTTTTGTCTACCACACGCCTTACCCGTGCGAACATCTTTCCAGTCTTCTTTGAACCATCTCTTGAGAGCAAGTCCCTTTTTTGTCTTACGAACAGCCATCAGAACAATCTAGTTTGCTTTCTCTTACCACCATCAACAACACCACAGCCTTTAGCTATAATGACACTCTTGCCGTTCCTAAACCCTCTTGGTAATGGTCTTTTTCTTGGCTGATCTGTCTCTATGATTCCACCCATAGCTTTTTTCTTTGTAGACTTTCCGTAGTTGGCTGCTCCAACCTTTCGACATTTTGCAATGGCACCAGAGGCATATGCTGAAGGGAAAACCCTATAACGAGCTTTTACCTTGTGGTAACACGCATCTTTTTTACTTCCAGATTTTGACACTTGCTTCTCCATGTTTGATCGTCTTATTGTCATATGCTGCACTCCTTCTAATGAAGTCTTCCCAAAGAGGCTTCAGCATTTCGTTGTTCTGCTCAATCTTTACGGACATAACCTCTGTCCTTTTGTCTACTGAGATCAACGTAAACGCCATCCAAGACAAAACACCAAAGACTCCCATTGTGGTAACGCCTAGTAATACTTCTTTCATCAACATCTCCACCGTCTTCTAGCTTGTCTCAAACGGCTATTTGGATCTTTTGCCGCTTTCGGAAACTTCTTCATTTGACCTGCACTTCTAGCACAAAACGACTTGCGTCTTGCTTTATCTTTAGCTGTTAAGTTTTTCTTCTTCGTAACAGCCGTTCTAAGTTTACTACCAGGGTTCTCTCTACGATATCGAGCCACACCTGCCTTAGTCATCCCCGCTCCTTTTTTAGTGGAGCGGAAATACTTCTTAGTCTTTGGCGGTTGTTTATCTCGCTTACGCTCAGCCATAGTTCTTACGCATGGCTAAAATAACAGTGTATGTATCCGTGTTATCGTGACCAACCGTTGTAAACTGAACATCGCCAGTTTTACCACTACCTGCATTGTTTGTTAAACCACCAAAAGATCTATAGTCGTGGTGTCCACTTTGATTTTCGCCAAGCTGTATAGCCAGAACGTCAGATGTAGCATCAAACAAGATACTTACTTTCATTCCAGTACACTGCCACCAGATCTGCTCAATCGCAACTCCAGTGCATGTGGCTCCATCAACGCCTTTAGCTAACGCACTAACATCTACTTTGGTGACAGCACTTTCGCCCGTGCCATCACTAATGTTAGTGAATTTCATAACGACCTTATTAGGACCTTCAACTATTGTTTGTGAGGCTACTGCATCAGCCATTTAGACCTCCCTTAGTATACTGAGTATTCTAGCTCTACTGTAAACCTACCTGCTGTGATATCCGCGTTTACTGTTGTTGTAGCTCTAGCATACAGATGTACATTTGCAACAGCTGCCGTTACGTTTGGAACAAAGATGTGATAGTTACCCGCTGTGTTATTGAAATTGATATCAATCTCTGTGATAGACTGTGTGGCACTTAACTGTTCGTTAAATGAAGTAACACCCGCACCAACAATCTCTGTCCCTGATACCGCTGCGTTTGTGGCTGTTCCAGAAGTAGCACTTAAAGCTAAGTTTCCTGCTAGTGTCTGACCCGCTGCTGTTGTAATACCAATCAAAGCTCTATGTATAAATATCTTTGATGGAGTTACTAAGTCATCAGGAGCATCTACGTTTAATGTTCCTAGTTCTACAAGACAGTCACCGTCTGCATACGCTGTGCTTGCAGCGTTAGTGCTTGCTAACGTACCCGCGAAAGACTGTATCTTTCTAGTACCCATAGAAATAAGCTGTCCTGTTGAATTTACTGAAAAGCCAGTTTCAGTTATAGCACCAGTGGTGGTGCTTTTGTTGATGGTTTTAAACCCACCTTCAGACCTAACCGGTCCGCTAAAAGTTGTATTGCCCATGTCAATCTCCTTGTCTTGGCAAATGTCAGCCACATCATGTGACTGTCAAGGTTATTACAATAATACTAAATTACTTTTACACAAAAATAAAGGGCGATTTTACTCGCCCTTTAAAGTTGGGAGGAAGAACATGAAGCCTAGGCTCCAGGTGACCCGAACACACATCTAGGATCTGAGAAACCGAAGGAATATCTCTCACGAGCCTTATAACGCATGTTGCCTGTATCGAAGTCAGCCTCCATGTTAGTTGAAAGAGGTGTTCTCTCGAAGTGTAGGAAACCTCTCGGTGTGTCAGTCATGATGAAGAAAGCATCAGTATCTGTTAGGAAGTCATTCACAGTGTAACCCTGTGGAAGCATTCCCATTGATCTGATAGCGT